ATATAAATACGAATAAAGATAATCACATACAAATGTATTGTATGAAATATAATTAATACCAAAGTAAATTGTATAAAACTTAATTCTATATCTACTAATTAGATACACAATTAAATTGTATCAAATATACACATATGTTCTATTAAATACAAAATAAAAAAGCACCAGAAAATAGAATACAATTACATTGTATAAAATTGACTGGCGGGGAAATAAAAAGAATGAAATTCCATTGTATCATATCTACGTATATATAAATATAAATAGATAAGAGACAATTGTATACAATTAAAAATAGATAATAAAAAAAGGGTAGCCTTAATAGACTACCCTCTAAAGATATTAGTCCAATAGACCTTTATCTTTTAAGATTTTTAATAACATTGCATTTTGAGCTTTAGTTTCAGCAAGGCTATCTTTTAACAATTGTTTTTCGCTATCGTTACGAGATAAAGCCTTTAATTTTTTATCATCCTCTTGAGCCTGAGTAGATACATATACTCTATCAGCGTATAATTTAAGGTTCAAGCCGTCATCACTAACAAATTGAGCAATACCACTACCACGAACGCCCTTTTCATTAGCGATTGGAACGATGTAGTTATTACCCTTAGAGGAACGAATAACTTCAGATAGTGGAACTTCCAATTCAAGTTTCACTGTTAGATTTTCTTTATCTACAGTTGCCTTGTACAAGCGGTTAGTAATAGGGAGTCGCTCCTTTTCCTCTAGTTTTCTTGCATCCTTTAGGATTTCCAAGAAACGAACTTGAACGGATTTTTCTGTATTTTGTTTTGTTGCTTTCATTTTAAAAGCTCCTTTTCTCCGCCGTAGCGGTTAAATTTGAACGTGCATTTATTGCACTCAGCAACCAAACCAGTTGCCTTGCGTTTACTATGCCATATCTCCGCTGATATAGTGCAATGCTTTGTATTTGCCCCGCTTTTTGCGACACTACCCCCCTCATTATATATAGTTTGTTGTGATACTATGAATTTTACCCTTTCTATCGTACATTTGTTTGCCCTTATCCAGTCCCCTCTCAGGGGGTGGGGCTTCGCATTTGGCGGGTGGTTGGCGGACATACAAAATAGAGACTGCTTATACAAAAATCCAGACTCTTCAAAAAAGTATGGTGAACCTTATATACAAATTCAAACCCTTCCAAATACCTTGTTACTTATACAAAAATCCATACAAACACATAGGTCGAAGAGCACCCAATGATGAGCAATACACTTCTCCCTAATTTTTACAAAACTAATATAAACATGAAGATAGTATGAAGTAATTGTTTCACAGTAGACTATTAGTTGTACCACTTTTGTTTCTCAGCTGAAACAATAGTCAGATAAGGTCATATTAATACGGTAGGGGTATCGTAAGTACCCAAAAATGGCAAAATACATATTGTATGGTTTACTAGTTCTTTTTCTCTTTCTTTTCTTTCTTTATATATTTCTTTCTTTATCTTTCTCTTTTTCTTCCTCGTATTATCATACTCGTCAGAAAAATACGTTATCAGCTTTCTAGGGTAGGGCTTCCAAATACAGGAGTACTATCTATTACGAAACCGATAACGTGTATTGTTTTTTGTATTTCAATTTAGCTCAGTGGTAATACCAAGAGAATTGTATGGTAATACCAAATAGACTGTATTGAAACAAAAGATAGACTAAACCGTATTTTCGAGAGATAGTAGTGAAAGGACAAGGAAAGGAGATTGGTAATGGCAAACGAAATAGAACAGTTAGCAGAGATATACGACAGATGTAAAAACGACTTGGTATTATTCAGACAAATGTTTCTTCCAGTAGAGAACGAAGTAAAACCTGCTTGGTTCCACTACAAATGGGGAGACGTCTTACTGAACGGTAAACGACACTATGCCGTAGAAGGTTTCCGTGAGTCTAGTAAAACTTCAATTGTATTAAGAGCATTCCCATTACATGCTTTGGTATTTCCATCTAAAAAGAAACAATACATCGTATTCATAATGGCTAATCAACGGGCAGCCAGCCGAAGGCTTAAAGATATTGCTGAAGAATATACTTCAAATGAATTAATGAACCTTAATCTTGTTCGTATTAAAGAACAGTCTGAAAAGGCGTTTGAGATTGTAGTTAAGGATGAAAATGGTGAAGAAATCACAATACGTATGGAAGCATATGGTAAAGGTTCGAGTGTTCGTGGTTTGAATAACAAAGATAGACGGCCTGATATTATTCTCATAGATGACCCTCAAGACTTGGAAGATAGTTTATCTGATACAGTACAAAAGTCTGACTATCAATGGTTCTTGTCTGATGTGTATTTCCTTGGTAAAAACACACGGATATTCTTCATCGGTAATAACCTTGGTGAAAAGTGCATTATCGAACAGGTAATATCAAACAAAGAGGAATTAGGCTTTGATGCGGAACGTATTCCTGTATTAAACGAAGATGGTGAGTCTAACTGGGAAGAAATGTATCCAGTAGATGCCATTAATGATGAACGTGAAAAATGGCGTAAACTTGGGCAGCTGGATATTTGGGAACGTGAAAAGTTATGTATTGCTATTTCTCCAGAAAGTCAAATCTTCAAGAAAGAGTATTTTAGATATTATGACCCTAATACAATACAACTTGAAGAATGTTCTGTATTTGTAGCATGTGACTTGGCTATTTCTGAAAAGGAAACAGCTGACTTCACATCGGTGTGTGCAGTGGCGGTCAATCCAGATAACCACTGGTTCTTATTAGAGATTGATTATGGTCGATGGGACCCAACAAAAACGATTGATACTATCTTTGGTATGGTTCAAAAATATAGACCAATTTATGTTGGTATTGAAAAAGTCGCTTATCAGGCGGCTCTTATTCATTTTGTTGAGAAAGAAATGATTAAACGTAATACTTGGTTTACCGTAAAACCATTAGAGGCAAAAGAGAAAAAAGAAATCCGTATTGCAGCTTTGCAGCCACGTTTTAAAGCTGGTACATTATGGTTCCCTATGGGGAAAGATTTCTTAGTAGAATTAGAGAGTGAGTTCTTATCATTCCCTAAATCTCTACATGATGATTTAATTGATAGTTTGGCACATATTTCAGCTATTGCGAGTCCACCTGTTGGTACATTTGGAACAGTGAGCACAGCTGATATACCGATGGGAGGTGCAATGTAAGATTGGCTGAAGATTTTACAGTTGAATTAACAGGTGAAGAAGCCGACAAAGCTTTACTAAGTTTGGTAAAAGCCGATATTGCAGAAGCAGAAGCATATCAGCAATCTATAATCCAACCAACAGTTCGTGAACGGTATAACATTTATTATGCAGATAAAGAGTATTATGCTAATAAGTTTCCTATTTTAAGTAAAACATCTTCTTTGGTATCTACTGATGTCGCAGATACTATTGAATGGGCATTACCATCTTTGATGAAAGTATTTACAGGCTCTGATGAAGTTATTACAGTCGCTGGTGTCACCGAGGAAGACGACCAAAATGCTGAAGTAATGCAGGATTTATTGGTATATCAATTACAAAGACAGAATAAGTTCTTTCCTTTATTGTATAATTGGATGAAAGATGCTTTAATTACTGGGCTTGGTATTATTAAATGTTACTGGGAACGTACAGAAGGTTGGACACCAGAAACAGCGAAGCTGAATGCAGACGCATTAAAACTATTAACACAAACTGGTGTTGAAATTACGAACGTTGAAGGTCCTGATTTGATGGGGGATTTTACCGTAACATGGAATTCTCCGTATTACATTAAGAACAGCCCTAAATTAGAAAACATATTAGTATCTGAGTTTTTATATTCTCCAGATGCTAAAAACCTCGAAGATGCTAATTTTGTTGCTCATCGCAAGAAAGTAACGATGTCTCATCTTCGTCAAAAAGAAAAAGAAGGTATTTATGCCAATGTAGATATGGTTCATCCAGATAATGGCCCTACAACTTGGGTTATGGACCAAGTAGAAGATGCTATTGGCGACCATTATACTCCTTTACACACTAATCAACAAGATAAAGCTCGTGAAGAAGTTACAATTTATGAATGTTATACAAAAATCGACTTTAATAACGATGGTATTCTTGAAG